CCAGGCTGCAGGATGGGTACAGCAAAGCGCAACCTATCGAAACTGAAAAGCGGCGATGGTTTCACTATACCGGATGCATAACGGCCTGATCGTTTAAATTTGGGCCTCTCAGCAAGCCGGTTGGTTACGGGATTTTGCGGCGGCCGGCCAGCAATTGGGTTTTATCCTGGCTGCTGCGCGATGAACCGAAAAAATATGTTAACACCATAGTAAATCCGGATGCCATGCTGCCAAATAGAATAAAAACGACATCATTACTAGCCGGCGGCAACGGGATGCGCATCAATGCCCAGCACAGGCCGAAAAATCCGGATACTACGATCCAGGCCAGAGCATAGAGTTGGATATCACGCCGGCCCGTGGTTTTGGTTATCGATATTTCGCGGTTTCGCGCATCGGCAATATCAACCAGTTCCAGGCGCTGGCTTTCGATGATCAATTTTTGCAGTTCGATTTCATGTCGGGTTTCAACCTGGTGTAATTTGTTCATCGCTTCGGGATTTTTGGTGATGATCTGATTGATTTCTTCCGGATCGACGCTATTCGGGTCCAAGCCCAATGATCCGGCGATCAATTTAATGGCCGATCCGGCGGCAGCGCCGGCAGGGTCGCCGATCAGACTGCCTAAAAGGGGTGCTGTTTGCGCAATTTTTGCGCCTAATTTTGGCCAATCCATAGATCAACCCGTACTGTTTTGTCACGGTTTCAAATCGCATTCAACCGGTGGCCGGCGAGTGGCAATCCGCTGGCGGATGGCGCGGATCATGGCTTTATGATTCATCAATTCGCGCAACCAAAACTCTCGAAATTGTTTTTCGTTGGTGACCGGATATTGAGCGATGATCAGTCCGACTGATAAAATCAATGGTTCACTTTCACCTTCAAAAACCGTATTAAACCAGCGTGCCATCTGCCGCCGGCCATCGGCGGCGATGATTTCGCCCTCAAAATCGCTATACCAGCGTGCCGATTGATCCAAAGCCGCCCGGTGCATCTGATACGTGACTGCTTTTTGAGTCTCGGGCAAAAACGCCAGGAAATTTTGACCTAAAATATCTTCCGGTTTAATTTGCAAAAAATCAATAATCTGTTGATTGCAGTACTTCACGACCATATTGTCAGTCAAAACCACGGCCAGAATCGGCGACAAATCGAACAAGTTGAGCAGACTCTGCTCAGCCGCGGATTTATCGGCGTTTAAAATCTGATAGCGAAATTTAAAATTGAGAAGCAATCGCATGCGATTGATCAAAACTCTGCGAACAAAAGGTTTAGCAATAAAATCATAGGTATAAAGTTTTTCGATGCCTTCAAACTCGGCATCTGTCGTATCGTATCCGCTGATAAAAAGGATCGGCGTATGGTGGCAGGCTTCGGGCAATTGCTGCATCAATATCCGGCCATCAGTATCACCCAGGCGAATATCGCAAATAAAAAGATCGGCCTGTTGCGGATCCGGATCATTAAAAAGTTGATCGGCGTTATGAAATGTAAATGCTTTTGCTTTTGGCCAAGTGGCCTCGATGTGCTCGCAAATGATTTGCACGATCACCGGGTCATCGTCGATGACAAATATGGCAGGATCATCAATCATAGGATTTTGGCCAGCATTCCCAATAGAGTCAAAATTATAGTAATCATGCCGACATAGGCAATATACATCTGGTTTTTGTGGCTATTGTGATCGGTCAGGGTCATTATTTTCATTTCATTGATTTTGCCCAGCAATCCCGAAAGCTCTTCTTTTTGGACATCAGGCAGTTGCGATAATTTTTTGCTGATCCGGACCTGATTTTGCAAAACCTCGCAAATATCATCGATGATTTTTTGCTGGCTGCGATCGATTGTTTCCTGGCGTTCGATCAGGGTAGTATTCAGTTCAATTGTGTTGCGGTAGGATTCGAGCAGCAGATAAAGATCATTGCGATTCAGCTGCCGATCATCAATATCGCTCATCAGGCGCTCAAATCCTGAGCCTTTAAAATCGCCAGGATAATTTTTGCTATCTTTTTCAAAGCCGCTTTGGCGCTGGCAAGATCGGTGACGCTGGTTTCAATCCAGTTTTCGGCCTGTTGATAGGTTTTACCCGCCAAATCCGATAAATTAATTTCATTTTTGGCGGTCGTTATCTTTGCTTCCACTACGCTTTGATTTGCATCGGCCGCTTGAAAAGCCGCTATTTCCGCGGGAGTAAAAGCTGGATCAGGAGTATTTCCGTCGGCAATCCATTTCAAAACATTCTGATAATCCAGATTTCCCGGATCTAAGGGGATAATATTTTTTACTTCATTATCCTGATAGCCAATCAAAGTTAAATCATTATAATTTTTCCATAATTGCTTATATTTAGCCATATTTTATTCCTTAGCTAAGTTCTGCATCGGCGGTCCAATGCCACAAATAATAGTTGCCATCAACGCTATTTGCTGCTGCATTCAAATAAAGTACGCGCGTTCGCCCGATGTTTGCCAATGAATTGATTGCTACATTCGTGGATGCTGTAGTATCTCTAATAGAACTAGAGGCGCCAGTAACCGGATTATATATTACTACGGTTGGGGTTGCTCTTTTCCGTTCCTTGAATATGATTGGCGAGGTAAAAGCCGCCGCAACCCTAGCAGCGTTATGTTCCGAACTACCAAAAGTTGTGATAGCGCCTGGAAAATGGCCTTCTTCGAAATGATACGAAGTTTCATAAAATCTTTGGCAAAGAATCAATTCTTCCAGAAAAGGTCTTATTTCAAATGGCGTTGCCGTGCTTCCTTCTTCAATTTGCACCCGTGCGATATCAAAGGTTCCGCTTTGTTGGCCAAGGGAATTAGTACGGCTATTGTAATCGCTGCCGGCATCGAACCAAAACTGAATTTTCAGCGTATCGTCACCTGCGGTGCCAAGAGTTTTGCCGGAAATCGATGGCACCGTGAAGACGAAGGTAAACCATTGCCAGCTTGAGGTGAGCGCGCAGGTACCAATGAACTGGGTCACGTCTGCTGAGGGAGCGCCGCCTGTGCCAAAACTTTGCATAAGCTCAATAGCTATATTCTTCGCAGCATCCGCTTTGGCGTAGATGGACAGCGTGACTTCTTCTTCGGCATAGGTCGAAACTGATTCGATACACTGCTTGAGCATAACTCCATTCGATGCACCGGCAGACGAGGTGACCACAGTTCGGCAGTAATACTTCGGATTTCCAGGTACAGCAATCTGTCCGATGGTAAATGCCTGCCGGCTCATGGTCTTGGTACTACCGGCATGATATCCATACCATCGATCTATAGAGCCATAACCTGAGGTGGTCTGACTTGTGCCGCGCTGGGCAATCTCAAAATTACCGTTGATGATAGCATTTCTGCGCATGCTGGCGGCAAAACCGATGCCGGCATCGATGCCGGTCAAATGATCGGCCAGGGTCCCGGCGCCGGGAGAATAATTGGCCGGAGTGTAGAGGATTTTGGTTGGATCGGCCGGCGGCCGGAAAAAGCGTAGATCGGAAATGCGTTCGATGGTAGTACTTCCGGCGTCGATGGCGGCAATCAGGGCAAAATGGCCGGTAGGCGTTACGGTGTCTACCTGCACGGCGCCGGCATTGTCCACAAAAAGCCAGTTGGTAACACTGGCGGTCAGGCTGGCGCTGCCGGCATCGATGGCAAAACTCAGCTGATCGATCAGGGCGGCCCCGGCAGCATAATCAATGTCTAGGGCCCCGCCATCGGTGGGCGCAAGCCCCTGGGCGATCCCGTTTCCGGCCAGAATTTGGGCCAGGATCGCATCGGTTTGAACGATGTTTTCGTTCAGCGGCTGATCCCATCCGATATCGCCGGTATCCGGCAGGCGCAAATTTAGGTTCGGGCTGTAGTTTGTGGGCATGATTTACTCTCCATGCAGGAGCGGTTTTTGAACCGTCCCTATGCGCTGAAAGTCAAAGTCCATGTCAGACTCAGGGTATCGCCGGCCCCCTTGTTTTTTACCGCAAAAACAGACCGGCACAACATTGTCCCGGCCGATGCCGAGTTGAAAATGCCGGCCTCGGTGATCGCTCCGGTGCCGTCGCCGGCCCCCCAATCGGCCTGAAAGGTGACCTTGTTGGCATCGGTCCCTTCGCCCTGGGTTTTGGCCGCCAATGCATTGCGGTCCAGCTCGGTTTGCAGCGCCGTATCGGTCAGGGCCGCGGCAGCCGTGCCCGTGCCGATGGCCATGTGGGACATGGCCGCTTGTGTTTGCCCTGCCATCTGATCGGCCGCGTGCTGCCGGCCGGCTGTGACGATCAGGTTGCGCGTGATCTCATCATCCTTGATCTGGCCGGCCGCGTCTTTGAGAACAATATGCAGCATGCCGGATATTTTCAAATCATGACCCACTGCCCGGGCCAGACGGATTTTCAGTAATTGTTCGATTGCCAGATTTTCTTTCATAATTTTTTACCCTTTTTTGCCCTAAATTGAGCGGTTCCCCTGCCCGATCCCTTCGCGGTCGTCATTCCCGCGAAGGCGGGAATCCAGTGAATACGCGCCCCCGCCGGTGGATCCCGTTTCCGCGGGAATGACGATCAAAGCCCATAAACCGCCATCCCATAACCATCGCCAAGCGGGCTGCCGTAGCCGCTGGACGCGCTGAAAATTTCTCCAATCTGAATGTTTTCACTAAAAATTTTTACTTCTACGCACGCCATTTCATCGAATAACGCGATCGTATCCGCATCGCGATTTTGCCAGAACATGAATCCGCCGTAAGCCACGCCGCCAAAGGGGCCGGACCCATAACCATAATGCCGCCAGGAGACCAGGTCCTCGAGGATAACGATGCTATCGGTTAGGCCGATATCCATGTGCTGGCTCATGTCGTCGGCTAAAAGCATGGTTTCCGGCAGATCCAAGCTGGTATCCATGATCAGCAGCAGATCTTCAGACAGGATAAAGTCCTCGATTAATCCGGCGTTGTGGATCAATACAAGGTCCTCGACGATCTGTAAATTCTCGTCGAATGTGCCTTCGGTTGCAAGCTGCACCGTCAGCACGTCAAAAATTTTCAGCGTATCGGCCCGGCTGATTTCGTGTAGGATGTATCGTAGTACTTCGGCCACGATGGGAATCAAATTGATCTGCTGATTTTTACCGCTGGCAAACTGCCGGCCGATGGCGACAATCTGGCCCATAGCTTTTTTGAGCCGGCCAAAATCGGAAGATAATTGTATAATATCGCCTTTTTCCAAATCGAATTGGGGAAGAAAAGCGTTGAATGAATAAAATGTCGATGGGCTGGCCAGACGCTGGCAGTAAAAATCAGCCAGGTTCTGGGCCATGGCAGCCGTTCTCACAAAGTCGAAACAAAATTTTAACCGGTTTTCGCGGATGCCATGCAGGCCGATGCTTTCGGAGTTTTTGGCCGACGCGGTTTTGCTATAGGCAACCGTGCCGCTGTCGTCGGCCAGCCAGTTGCGGTAGTAAAACAAATTGATGGTATTGACCAGATCGGAAATGTTCTGCCGCACGGCCGAGTAGCTGCGCAATTGCACGTCTGCTGCCACCAGCATCCGGGCAGGGCTCCAATCCTCGATTTTTTCGATGATCGAAATTTTGGCCGTGCCGGCGTTGTAGTACCAGCGGGAGCGGGTTTCGAAAGACAACTGCTTGCAGGCCTCGCTAACCGTTCTGCTGGCATCGACAATGCCGTTTAGCTGATAGCCAAGTTGGGCATAGCGGGCGCCGGCCGCGGCAAAATTGGATGCATCGATTTTGGCGGCCGGAAAGCCAGCGCAATTTAGCAACAAATATTTGCGCACATGATCGGGCCGGGTGATCAGGGCATGGGCGCTGCCGGTGATCGTCCCGGCGCTATCGTCGATCAGCCCTTCGGCCTTGACGGTCACATCGTCTGCAAAAATCTTCTCGCGCTTGCGATACTCCACATCAAAAAAGCAGTGCAAAATATAAACCTGCGCGCTGTCGTTGCTGCTCTTGTATTCAATCGAAACTTTGCGGTTCGTAAACCAGGGCCAGGAAAAATTGACATGGCTAGTAATGTCAAACAAATTGACATGCGTGCGAGTGGCCGTCTGCTGGGCGTTTATGGCAAGTGGGCGGTTGGCGGTGGCAAGATTTTCAACATCGTCTTTTGCTTTATCGCTGGCAGTCTGGTTTTTGCCGGATGTAGTGGTGCTGACGGCAACCTGCACGGTTGACGGTTTTACGTCCGCCGATTGATACATAGTGAGCTGTACGTCCCAAACATTGCAATAAGAGCCGGGCTTTATCCCGTGTACCACAAAATAAGCGGAAAATGCATAGCTAGTATTGCGCGCCCCGAAAGTAAAAACATTTTTACCCTGCTTGCAGTAAAATGTCTGAAATATTAAATCTTGGATCATATCGAAAGAGACATTAAAGCTAACCTCGGCGCTGCTCCATTTGCGCGTATCGAGATCGTTGAAATACGACCAAAATACTTCTTTGTCTTTGCTGAAAAATTTTACCCCGGGGACGCCGATTGAAGTTTTCGGAGCAGTAAATGCCGACGTCGTGTGAATATGCGGCTGTGCGCTGCCGGCCAATACGGGTGATGTGAAATCATGGGTATGCTCGCCGCCGATGGTATGATCGTGGCCATGATCAATATCCACCTCGGCATCGATGGCCAGCGTGTCCGCGACATTTGGCCGCGAAAGATTGCCCAGGATGCCGATGCCGTCGATGGCGACTTCCAGATGATCGTAGGAATAGGTTTTATCGGCCCAATGCTCGATAGCCAAGTAACATTTGATAATCTCGCCGCGATCCGGATTGGCGGTTGCCTGCAGCAAGTAAAGTTTGCGGTGTCCGGCATCGATTCGCGCCGCCGTGGCGCCATTTTCGGCATCATAGGCCAGATGGGCCTGGTAGGCCGTATTGCCTGAGGCAACCGCGTCAAACTGCATGGACAAAAAACTGCTGCCGGCGGCATAGCCAAGGCCATAGGGTTTTTCGCTAAAAATAATTCTGGCCGGATTCAAGTCCGGCCGCACGGTATAGATGGCGGCCGGTGGCGGAAACCCGGCCACCTGCACGGCCGTCAAGGATTTCACCGGACCCTTGCCCACAAAATAGCTGTGATCGGCGATCATCAACACAATCGGCGAGCGGTCCAAATGCTCTTCCGCGCTGCTGAGATATCCGCGCTGGACAATATTTAAGCGGCTCGCGGTGCGGCTGGAATAACGGATCAACTCGTCACCGATTTGCACCGTGCCGGCGGCCGGGAAAGCGGCCTCGGAAAGGTCCTCGTAAACGTCGATGACCATGGTATTGGCCAGGATGCTGCCCTTCTGGCTGGCCTGGGCTGCAGTTTTACCGCAAATTGTAGGCACGCGGCCGGCCGCGCCGAAAATCAGATTGATGCCTTTTCCAATATCTTCATCCTTGGCATTGGGCCAGGCCGCTGACAGCAATAGATCGCCGCACGGCCGGTCATAGCGCATGTTAAGCGATACCAGATCCAACTGCAAAAGGTTCGAATTTTCGGCAAACTGGATCGGGTCCTGCACCACAAAGGTATCGATCAAAGCCCGGTCAATATCGGCCAGGCCATAAAACCATTGGTAGTAGTCCACCAGCACGTTTTCCGGATCTTCTTTTAAAAAATAGTCCGAAAAGCGGAAGCTGCCGCCATTAAAAATGCTGATGGTCAACTGCCGGGTTTCGGCGCTGGCGTCCTCAAAGCTTGCGCCCGCGATATCGTTTAACTGGCCCCAGGATTCGATCAGCGGCTGATAGGTTGCGGCCAGGCCATCAGCCGGACCCAGGGGTTGGTCGGAAAGAAAAACATCGCCGGCCGCGGCAAAATGAAAAACCAGAAGCTGCCGCGGCTGCCGGAAATCGGCGGCCATGGCGGATTTGAAATTACTGGTTAGATCGTTGCGCATGCATCAGATCTCTTCCAGTAGTAAACTACCGGCAAATCCTGATTTGGTTTCGGAAAAGTCGAGCGGGTTGGTCAAACATTGAACGGTAAAGGTTTGGCTTTCGTCATCGGTGTAGTCAAACGCCTGGCCCGCGCCCTGGCAGGTATTTTCAAACCAATCGCACAGGGCCGCGTAATCGTCGGCCGGCATGTTGGCAAAATTCAGCTCAAAGCGACGCCGGTAAAGGCCCAAATTTTCCACCTGCAATCCGCCGGCCGCGGTGCGCTCGATGGCCTGGATGGCCTCGATGGGTTTTCTTGACGGATATTTCAGCCCGGTTTGAAATTGCAGTTGACTACCATTTTTTGTAAATCGCGGATAGGCCATAATTACTGCCGGGTCTGCAGGCGGGCCGATTCGCTGGCGATATTGGCGATATCGGATCGGCTCACCTGCTGATTGACATTGATATTGACGGCAGCGCCGCCCGTGCTGGGGCCGGGTTCGTCCGACCAGAAGCTGCCCCCGCCGCGCCAATCGGTCAGGCGTTCCAGCCCGGTTTTGCCAGGCGCCATTTGCATGCTGCCAACAGACGCGATTTCGGCCTTGATGGCTTTGATCCGGTCCATGGTTTCGCCGATCAAGCCCAGGATGGCCGCGCCTTGCGGACCGAACAGAAAAAATCCAATAACTCCCATGGATAACATAGACGTATGTTCTTTGATAAAATCCATGATCGCGCCAAAATAATATTTCAAATCTTCCAGATATTCGGGCAATTGCAAAGCGATAAGCTCACGGTTTTGCTGTATCCACCAGGCAATTTCTTCCGCGATTTCGCCGATGATCGGCGCAAAGGTCACAGCCAAGGATTGCATCAAACCATCCACGTTGGCCTTGACTTTGGCCAGACTGTCGCCGGCATCGGCCAAAGCGTTGGCGCCTTCGGTGGATAGGGTCAGGCCCAGCTTGGCCGCTTCCTCGCGCAATTCGGCGATTGATTGGCTGCCGCCGGTCATCATCTGCAGCATGGCCGTGCCTTCCTGGCCAAAAAGCTGCATGGCCAGCGCCACCTTGTCGCCCTGATCGTCCACATACTGCAGGGCATCGGCAATGGCCATCAATTGTTGCTCGGGTTTGAGCGCAATCAGGGCCTGGGCGTCCAGTCCCAAATCGTGCAGGGCTTCGCGGGCCGGCCCCTGATCCTGGGCCGCTTTGGCAATGCCGATGCTCATGACTTGCAGAGATTTTGCCAACTGATCGAACCCGATCCCGCTCATGCCGGCCGCATATTTCAATTCGCTTAACGCTTCGGCGCTGGCCCCTAGGCGTTGCTGTAATTTTTGGATTTGATCGCCGGCATCCATGGCGCCCTGAATCATGGCGCCGATCCCGTAAGCGCCCAAAGCGCCTACCAGCGCGCTTTTAAGGCTAAAGATACTGCCGGTCAAGCCGCCCAATTTTTCCTTGACCGCCTTAAATGCCAGCGCGGTTTTGTCTTCAGCTCGAATATCGAAGGTTACCGCTTCCGCCATTTATTCCCCTTTTTTTTCGCCAAGCCTTGATAATACTGCTTCCAGCCGGATAACTCCACAAGCGTCATTTGCTGGATCTCTGCAACCGTTTTACCCAATTGATCGCCCAAAAAAAATAAAAACCAATCTTGGGGCCGGTCATTTAAGGCCATCGCCGGCCGCAAGGCGCAGATCGCCTAGAATCTGCTTTGCCACGCGGGCGGCAATGGCCGGATTGGCTTTCTCCATCAGAATTTTTTTATCGGCCAAATCGAAACAAGGCTGGCCCTCGGCATCCAAAGCCTTGAAAATTAGCGTGTAAACCGTCATCAAAATCTCATCGCTGCCGGCAAAACGGGTAATTTTGGATAGCTCGGCAAGGGTCAAGGGAGAATAAAAAATTTCCTGCGGGCTTCCCGTCTCGCCCCACTCCGGGACCTCGATTTTGCTATGGCTATCCGCCGTGGCATAATTACGGGCAATGCGATCAATCAGCTTCATGTTGCGGTCCCTTCCGTCAACGCGCCGTTACCCTGAAAAGAAAAACTGCGACTGCAAAGCCCCTCCAGCGGGCTTTCGATTCCTATCGTCGTAATGATGGCATTGCCCGATAACTGCGGGCTGCCGGCAGTGGCGTTGACCGGATACAGGAGCAGCGCCACTACTTCTCCGACTGCCAGGGCTTGCTGGCCGGTGCTGTCGGTAGGGTCGTAGCGGCAAGTCACCTCTCCGCTCCACGTTTTAAACGTGGTTTTATAGCTGCGCCAGTCGTCGCCCTTGCTGGTATCCTCTTCGGTGTCGGCGCTTTGCTCGACCGAAAAATCCATTACTTCGGCAATGGCAACGCCGGCGGCTTTCACGATTCCATCTTTTCCTAGATATGTACTCATGATTTCCCTGCCCGTCATTCCCGCGAAAGCGGGAATCCAGAATTATTGGCCAATCATTTCCCTTAAAGCGCCTGGTCCGGCGCGCCATTTGCTGCTTGGTACCAGGCAAGAAAATTTAACGTGATAAGCCCCATGGGCTGATTCGGTTCGCCGCTTTTTTCAATTTGAGTGGTAAGCAGAAGCAAATCCTTGCAAAGGCCGGACAATGTCGGTTCCGCGGCAATAGCAATTTCTACTTCGAGCGCGATCTGATCCAGGATATCGTCGATGGCAGGGCCAACGGCATAGCCCTCGATTTTGATCGTCAACTGACGTTCGCTTTTGCGGCCGCTGCCTGGTTCAACGGTTTCGCTTTCCGCGTAGATCAATAATCCCGGCACCTGGCCGGTATCCAAGGGATAGACGCGCGATCTGAAAACATTAGCGCCGGTAGTGGTTAGCCCGGTCAAGCGAGTAGCAAGGGCTGTTAAAATTTTCTGGCGCACATGCTCTGTCATGGCGTGATTTTTTGCTTTTCTAGTTTGGCTTCGGCCATGCCCGTGCCGTCCGGCATGACCTGCACAACTTTATAATTCTGCCCGTCCTTTACGATCAGATCCCCCTGGGCCATATCCGGCGCGTCTGTCTGGATATAGCGCATCAGGCTGCGTTGCAGTTGCAGGCCCATGCCCGGCAGCTCGTCAAAATAGTTCTCCTGCCAAATGACACGCAAAATTGTAATATCCTGATTCTGGGCGGTGTAGTTCAAATCGATCCCGAATGTATCGATAAACGGCCGGTTGTCATCAGTCATCCGCCGAATCCGCGGCCTTGTGCCGTTTGCGGGTGCTAGTACTTGCGGCCAAATCCTTTTCCCGGTTTTCGGGCAAATCCGCCGGGCCGGCCATGATCGCTTTTTTCAGGTTCACCAGATAATTTGCTTCTTTGTCCGGCAAATCTAACGTGGTGTCTTTTCCGACAACGTTTCCGGCGGCCACGGTGGGCCGCGTGATGATAATGCGCATGGTCCCCCCTGTTGTATTTTTGGGTTTGCGGATGACTCCCGCAATGTTATCCGCGGTCAGCATGCTGTTTTGTTAGGCAACGGCGTCCTTGATGGCCGCAAAGCTTTGGGCATGCCGAACGGCCGCATCGACATCTTGCAGCGCAACGACCCGCAAGGTGCCGCTGGTGCTTTGGCTGTATGGATCCACGGTGATATCCAACGTTCCCCAAAGTCCATAGATCAAATCGATCCAGTTACCGAAAATCATGGCCGATAAAGCGGTGCCGCCGCCCTTGGTCAGATCTCCGGGCACCTGGTTGGAGACTGCGGCCAGATATCCGTTGCAATCGCCAAAACCCGGCCGGTCGCCGCGCTCCCAGACAAACTGAGCGGTAGCGGACACTTTTTCGGTTTGCTTCAACACGCCGCGCATTTTGGCGTTAGTGAGATACGCTAGGGCCCCCACATCGGCATTGTCGATTGCTACCTCGGATTCCAGGGCCACGACATCGGCCCAGGTCGGCGCCGCTCCATCCGGATCGCCGCAGACTACGGCGCCGATGCCGCTGGTGGCCAAAATGCCGGTTGGCTGATTATTGGCGCCCGTGCCGGCAATGCCCGCCAGATCGATGGCCAAGGCCAGAACGGCTGCCAGATCGGCCCGCAAAAATGCCTCAACGTCGATACTGGATTGCTTCAACAATTTTCTGGAAATGTCGGAATAGGCGCCGACCGTTTTAGGCGTCAAGGCCACCTGATCGACTGCCGGCGTGCTCTCGGTCGGCGCGCCGGATTCGGCCAGCCAATACGCGGTGGCCCCGCCGGTCTGGCGCGGGATGGCCAGGTCCCCTACCAATCCACCTAAAATCGTGGCCCCAAGGGTGCGGGTCATCATGCGATTGCGCAAAAGATCGATAAAGCTGGCGGCCAGAAGGTCGGTTGCCACCAAATATCCGCCAGCGCCCGCCGTGCCCACAACCATATCGCGTTTGGCATCGATTAGCGGGCTGCGCAGAACGTCGAACGGAATCAGGATGCCGTTGGCCTCGGTGTGCAACTGCTTTGCAACGGTCTGGCTGCATTCAAACTCGAATGCGGCCGCCTGCTGGGCTCTGCGGTCGGTGGGGTTGGCCAGGGCGTTGATGGCGCGGATGAATGAAAACTGGCGCTGCTCTTTTCCGGTCAATCCGATTGCGGGGTCCTGTTCTACCGGCGCCATGCTTTTTTTTGCCAATTCGTCCAGCACCTGGCCCCGAAATTTTGCGATTTCGAGGCCGTCAGCAATCGCTTGCCTAGCAAGGTCCGGCATGTTGTGCCGGTCGCCAATGGCAAGGATTTCGCGGACTCGGCCGGTTTCTTCGGTCCGGATTCGGGTTTTAATCGATTCTGTGTCCGGCAGCGCGTTTTGCCTTTCGTCGGTAATAATTTCATCAGCCATTTTTGGATTTTCCCTTTCGCGTTTTAAAACGTGGGTGATTGTATCGGGCGCAGCGGCCCGGCCAATGCCAACGGTCATATCTGCCGGAATGGCTACAATGCTGATTTCCAACGGTTGCCAGCGCGTGATGCGGTAGGTGTCCTGCTCTTCATCACGTTTTTCCAGAATCATTTCCAAAATCCGGTAGCCAACCGATACGTTTTTGCGGATCTCGTTCAGGATATCTTGAAAAATTTCTTCGGCGTGATCGCTTTTTCCGAAGCGCAAAACCGCCCGGCCCTTGCGTGCCAACGAATCGATATAGGCGTTTTCAACGATTCCGATCAATTCACCAGTGTCGTGATTAAGCAAAAGCGGGGCTCTTTTGGATTGCAAAAAATCCATGTCGACGCTGTCAAGGTCATGGTCCAGGATCTCAATGCCGAACCAGCGCGCAAAAGGATCTTCGCTTGAAAAACTGACATTAACCGTGCGTTTCTCCGGGTCCGCCATCTGGCGGTCAAGCGTCAGATTGCGATAGAGTGTGGTGCCAATGCTTTTAATCAGCGGCCTGTCCGATGGCATCGGCGATGTCGTCGGCGCTGGCGGGCTTTCCATTTTTGCTGCCCCCTTTCAAAATCTGTAAATCCAAACCGAATTTTGCGGCCAGTTGTTTTTCTTGCTGCAATGCCGCGAACACTTCTTCGAGGTCCCGGCCGGATGTTTCCGAAGCCACGTCCTGCAAGGACTTAACGCCGCTTTCGACGCTTTGGACGTTGCTCTTGATTTCCTTTAGCGGATCGACCCAGGCCCAGCCGCGCGGCCGGAAAACCGGAGAAGCAAAGTCAGAAAATCTTGCCATGGGCAAACCCAGCTTGCCGGCGGTCAAGGCCATCGAAAGCCAGCCCTGATAGATATCATCGCAAAAATGCTCGATCATGTAGGTCTGCAAACTGCGGAAATGATCGCGTTCATCCAGCGCCCCTTGCCGGATGCTGCTATACGATACCGAGCGCAGATCGTTGGCCAGGCTGCAGTATGAAACGTTCAACCCGGACGATATGCCGCGCAAAACCGCCAAAACAAAGGCTTCATAGGCTGCCGCGGGGTGCTGCGGGTCCCAGGCTTCCACCTCCCAGCCCGCCGGCAGCTCTTCAAACGTGCCGGGTTCCGATTCGCTGATGACCTCTTTTTGCGCCTGGTCGCCATCTTCCTCGGCGGTGTATTCGTCGCCGCTCGGGGTTTTATAAAAACCCATTTTGCTAGCGGCAATCGTGCTGGCGATAACCTCGCTGGTTTCGTAGCGCTGTAACATTTTCAGGCGCGTCATGGATTGGGCCATCCACGGCACGCCGCGGCCCTGGTTGACGCGATCAGGCAAAAAGCCATGGATGATATCGCCAGCCGGAATGCGTTGCACCTGATCGCCGCCAGACATGACGCTTTCGAAACCATGGGCGTAGGGGTGTGATTTGGCGATATGATACGCCACGGGCCGGCCCCAGGCATTGTACTCGACGCCTAGGCGGATCTCGTTTTGATTGGCCGATTTGGCGCGGTTGTAGGATTCGAGCAGGTGATCAGTGTCAATAAATTCAAGCGCAAACCGGTAGGGGTTGCCCTTCCAGCCGCGGATTTTACGAACGAGACATTCGCCATCGCGGGCCATGGTTTCCAAAAATAATTTCTGGGCATCGATCCAGGAATATTTGCCGCAAACCGTGCAGGATCCTAATTTTCCCCAGGCTTTAAACTCGCGTTCCAGCAAATCGTTGGTGGCCGTGTCCGCCTGGCCTTTTGCATCCCGGACCTGGGCCTGCAATCGAATGCCCTGGTGGCCGATCACGTTGGTTTTGATCATGTGCAAAAATCGTTTGGCGTAATCGTCGTTGATGGCAAGGTCCCGGCTGCGGGCGCGCAGAATGCGCAAGCGGCTTTGCAGCAGGCTATCGGCCGGCAGGCAAACCGTGGTCCAATTGCCCATGATCCGGTCGGTTTCCGCGGCCTGGTAGCTGCGCTGGCGCAGGCTGTGGCTGCGGGCGGGCGATTGTCTATGGCTTGCGGCGGTTACTTCGGTTGGGCGTTCTGCGGTTACTTCGGTTGGGCGTTTTTTGAAAATATCGAAGATGCCCATGCTAAACCCTCCCGACAAAAGGCGGGCGGCCCGGGCGAGCCAAGCCAGGGCCGTTTTTGGGGGGAGCGGAAATGGGCAGGGAAAAAATTATCATGAAAATCTCGTTTTGATCGTCCGGCCAATGGGCTGGCCATTGGCGATCCGTTCGCGCATTTTGATCGCCGACCACTTGGCCCGGTAAATATCGTACCATTCGGTCAACTGCTGCGGGCTCAGCATTGACAACGATCTATCGCCGATGCTGATTTGCAATTGATCTTTGCTGGCCTTGCCCAGGATCAGCGCTTCCAGGGCATCCAGCACTTTTTTGACAAAATGCCGGTCATCCAATCCGCCGGTAGCGCCGGCATAATCGGGCTGAATCAAGATCGAGCCGGACTCGATGGTGAATCGCTCCGGGGCCTTGGCAACGCTGGCCCGATAGTTGTGATTGCCGGGCTGCCAGGCGGCCGTAGTAGCGGCTGAAATCTCGATCAAATGGGCAATGCCGTCGGCGCTGGCGGCAAAAGTGATATACTGGCCGGCCATGACCAGGTAATACGTCAACTGCCAACCGTCATTGGCAGGGTATAGTTCGGCCTCGATCCGCCAGGAATACGAATCTCCGGCAGTAAGTTTTTCTGGTGTGCGAGAAAAAATTTCCACGTTTTTTCGCTTGTCGGTTTGATTGATTCATGCCCGGCAATGCGGGCGGATCGAAGGGCATGTTTTATGAGTAATTGCAATAGTGACTTTATGTCAATCAAAAAGTGATATAATTTCACAATATTTTTTTTACGATCCCCATGGAAGCCCGATTCCACGGCGTCTGCGGGCTGGCGATTTTTTTTGATTGCGATCAATGGCGGGTTTGACCGGATGTTTTTTGAATGGCTGATCCGGCACGGCGGCCGCGGTTTGCTGCTGGCGGGTTTTTTCGATCTTGCCCCAATTGGGCCGCAGTATCGCAAGGGCTGCCATGGCGTAAACGCGGCAATCCAGGGCCTCGTTGCGAGCGTAGATTTTGCGGTATTCGCGGATGGCAACGCCTTTTTTGAATTTTTTGAAAATCTTTTCGGCGGTCAACTGCTTGAAATATTCCTCCGGATAGTGATCCGGAAAATGGCAAAATCCGGGGCCTGCGGTTTTGATCGATAGCCGGGCATAAACGCGGTTTTTGGCTGTGTCGGACCCTACGGGATAGAGAAACAATCCGGGAAACAGTTTGATTTTGCGCGGGTTGCCGACCAGCGGCCGGCCCGGACTGCTCATGCCTTTGACCGGCACGATGCGCCGCTTGGCGCGTTGCCAGCAGAAACGATAGACGCTTTGGGTGGCATATCCCGAATCGATGCAGGCCGCGGCAATGGTCAACAGGATGCCGTCCTGGCGATGGTAACGGCCGGATAAAATTTCTTCAACCCTGGCCCACGGGGTTTCGGTTTCCGGATCTCCGGCAATCACGATGTATTCGATTGACCAACTTTCTTCCCCACGGCCCCAGCCGCAAAGCTCTACCTCGATGCGGTCGTGCTGCACATCGATGCCGGCCGTAATGGCCAGCACACCGTCCGGGATCTTCAGGCCCGAAATGCTCTCTGTGCGAGCGGTCAGAGTGTCAAGCTCGATGCCCTCGCTTTGTTCCTCCCAGGTTTCGCCCAAAATCGTATTGACGAACACCTGCAGGGCTGCCGGGTCTTTGTGGCATTCCAAAAATTCCTTGGCCAGCTTATCCCAACTGCTGTTGGGTGACAGACTGTAACCGGCCCAGATGGCAAACCCGGCATGGCCGCTAAACGGCTGGGTGGCCTGCCAGCGGCCTTTATCGAGCATTGCTTTTTTGTGGCGGTGAGATATGGGCGCACGGCAATTGCCGCAGACCATGTGGGCCTGATCCGGATCACCTTTGGGCCAGCGGATTTTAGCCCAGGTAATGGTTTGATAAAAATTACACTGCGGGCAGGGCACATAAAAATAGCGCTGATCGGAGCGCTGGAAATGACTCTCGACCCTTGAAAAACCCTTGATTGTCGGGGTTCCGCCGATGACGATCTGCCGGTTCCAAAATGTTTCCGTTCTTCTGATGCCCAGCTTGATCTGATCGCCCTCGCTGCCGGCAGTCGGCGGATAGGCATCCACTTCGTCGAAATATACTTTTCGCACCGTCAAACGCCGGAATCCGCGGGCGCTGTTGGCCCCGACCAGGTTCAGGGTGCCTCCCAGAAAATTCTTTTTCAAAATCGTGTTGTTGCTGTCGCGGGTTTTGGCGTCGGCAACCAGGTTGCAAAGCGCCGGAATATCGCGCAGCATGGGCGCGATTTCGTCTTTGCTGTAGCCCTGGGCGTCCTCGATGGTGGGCTGTACTACCAGCATGGGACAAGGGCTCTGATGGATGTTATAGGCAATGTCCCAATTGATGATTTTGGTATATCCCACGCGCGCTGATTTCTGGAATGTTACGTATTCGTTTGCTGCATCGGTCAGGGCATCCATGATGCCGACCTGGTAGCTATAGGCATGCCATTTGCCGGGTTCCGCCGAATTTTCGGACGATAAAAAAACGTTTGCTTCGGCCCATTGGCTTAACGTCAGGTCGGGCGGCGGCAGCCATTTGGCAAACACCCGCCGGGCGGTGGGATAGAGGGCCTCATGGTATTTTTGCAGCATCTGCATAGATCACCCGTTGCCCGGCGGCTCGATGTTCGAGGCCGCAAGATCGGTCAAAACCTCGTTGATGGCTGCCCGCAAAAGGTTTTGGATCTCCGGCAGTCGCGAAAGAAAAGCGATTTCCGGACTCAGTTTGGCGGGCAGGCCTAAAAGCTTGGTCTGTGCTGCCGCAATGTGGCCGGCCCAGATCTCGGCCACCTGCTCGACCGGCAGAAGTTGGCCACGGGTAACGGCATTTTTCAGGGCCTGGGCGTCGGCTTTTTCTTTGGTCAAGCGGATCATCTCGGCCTTGTGATCGGTTGGCGTCCGCTGATTGCTATTGCGCAGATACTCGATGTAAGCCTTGACACACTCGTCTTTCTCGTAGCGGTGCCGATCCGGCGCCGGCAAAATTTTTTCTTTGACCAAAATCTGTATCCGCCGGGGGCCGATCCCCAAAAGCTCGCTCAACTCGGTCAGATCACAAAGCCCGGCATCTTCCGCAATCGATGGCAGATATAACAGAGCATGCAGATGCTTTGGCCCCCTGCAATGGCCGATGGCAAAGCAAATGACATCCGTGATCGATGGGATGATTTCGGTTGTCGCATGCTGCATGAGCAACTGGCTATAGATCTGCAGCGTCTCGCCAGTCGCGGCAATGTCATCGGCCAGGATCACCCGTGTTAGCTTTTTGCCGCTATCCCGGATTTTTAATCGCGTAAGTTCCGCCTTTGCGCTTAAATTGCCCGGCTGCTTTTTGGCCCGGGAAGCGATTGCCTCAAAGACTAAATCCTGATCGCAGATAGCCCGAATCTGATTGGCCGCATCGTCCGCCGGTGGTATGCCAATAGCGCTTTGGGCCTCGAAAATTTCCTTCAACGCCGCCAGTACCGAAGCGAACTCTTCGGCATGGGTTCCATGGTGCTTAAAGCTATACGGCGCATCCTGCCAATTCTCGCTTTGCTCCTGGGAAAGATTGGCTTCCGATCGCTCGCAATCGAACAAGAAATAAATGCCGGTTTCATCATTCTGCCAAAGCTGAAAAATCATGAGCAACTCCAGATCCTTACAATGCGAACCCTTCGAAAAAACGCCCGTGCCTGCCTACCTATCGAGCTCTATGCGTTACC